TCTGGCACTCAATGTCGATAGCCGTGCCACCACCAGTGGCTGTAGAAGTTGCTGCTGTGGTAACGGTAATAGTGAAGTTATCTGCGTCCACCCGAGTCACAACATGCTCGGTATTAATTTCAGCATCAGGCACCCCACCCACATCGCCTGTTACGCCAGAAATTGTGACGTAGTCTCCAGACAAGCAGCCGTGCGCTGTGACGTTAATGTTGACTGTTGTTGAGGTGTTTGTTGTATCGACGCAGTTATCGGTTGCTGGCGTAGCTAGGGTCGTTCGCAGGGGGGTAATGTCATAAAAAAGCCCACCCACTTCAACATAAAGTTTGACGTCGGTGCCGACCCCGAGAAAATTATCCGTAAAAGACGTTACCCAGTTCCAGACCTGACGGCACACACCAATAAACGGATTTGGAGTTGCTTTTTGCCAGCCGCCTAATTTCTGTGGAAACCCAGAGAAAAAACGAATCTTATCGCCGTCCCACCAGCCACCCTCACCAGAGTAGTTTGTCTGATCACGGTTAATTCCGGGCTTGAAAACAAGTTTTAAAAATGACATTAGGCTACAAGTCCAGTTAGGTAAACAGTCTTGCCGTTTTGCTTTGTAGCAGTCATCACCTGCTTTTTTAAATCATTGGGGTCATAAGAAACATGCACCCACCCGCTATCAGGTATGCCCGGTGTATAAAATTCTAATATTAATTGACGAAAATCGCAATTGTCTGCTATCCACTGAGCCAAATCAGCGTTGGCTATCCCTGGGATCTCTATGTCTGCGGCAAAGCCCTTGCAGTGGTCTGATGTTGCAGAGCCACCAACCTTGGCGTTTACAAGCGGATGCCTGTATCCACTGTTGACCTTGACTCCCATGCCGTAGTAGTTACGCACAGGCTGGAGAACCTTCTCGCACAACAGCCGCATATTCTCAATCTCAGTTGCCGTTGGGTCGTTAGCCATGCCATAACGCAAAGCCGTCTCAGACTTGGTCATTTCCGACAGGGTGAAGTTTTGAGTCAGGTTCACTTTTTCTTTTCCATGATGTCATCAAGCTGGGCGCTCTTTTCCTTGCTTCCTGCGCTCGATCCAAAATAGTAACCCAACACCATCGTGACCGCAGAGGTCAGCGCACCCAGTACATAGATCAAGATGTCCTTGGAATCGGTATCCACATCCACAAAAATGATGACCCCGAACAGAATAAAGGTTAACCCTACCGTACCTAAAGCAAGCAGGGGCGTGACAATCTTGCTCAGCATTGGGGCAAACTCGCTGGTGGCAATCTGAACCTCCCGATCACGGGCAGACTGCATCTCTTTGACATGAGCCTCTAACTGGGCTAGCTCACCCCGCTGCGCCATCTCCATTAGTTTGGCTTGGGCTTCTGCCTTAGCCTGAGGATTTGGCATCACCTTGTCGAGGACTTTCTCCCCGATGGATAGGATTGCGGCTAATGGGATCATTTTGCGTACCTAAAAATAAAATCTACTGCCATATAGAGTAACAAGCACCCGACCACGACTATGGTTGAGGTGCCACCATAAAGGAACATGTCGTCCCAGAACTTCTTTTGCATATCTTGTTGCTCTTGCTTCATGCGGATGCGGTCTGCCCGGATCTTACGGCGCATCTCTAAAAACTTGCGGTACCCGTCCAGGCTTCCGTAACCACCCTCAAGATCGGCAAAGGCACCGTAGATGAACTCATGTTTTATTTCCGCTTCCATCTGCATCAACTTATGCTCGGCCTCAAAGGCGTTGAAGGCTTCCTGCGTGTCGTTGCCAAACTCTAAATTACCGAAGAGCTTGGGCTTCTGGGGCTTGTTCTTGGCAGTCGTTATGTGCTGCTCAAGCTGGTCGGCAAGCCCTGCGTATTTACTAAGTTGTGACCAAACGCCTTCGGCCTCCTGAGCAAACTCGGATGCCTTTTTTATCCCGTTCCATACAGCAGTACAGGCGGCGAGGATGGTTATTGGGTCCACTAAGCACCTTGCTCGACCTCAACCCACGAGGTGGTTGCTTCATCCCATGTGTATCGCTTAGGTGGCTCGCCTGTACCAGCGTCTTCAGGCATAGCTATTGGGGCATCCCATTGGGCAGTTTCTTCGTTTAATAACCAGCTTGCAAAGGGTTTAGGCGGTACAAAAGCATCAATATCAGCGTTGTAGGTGTAGTTAATCCCTGCGTAGTTCTTGCGGAAACTGGCGTTATAGCTGGTCTGCTTCCATGTGCCGCCAAACAGTCTTTCGCAGAAGGCTACACCAATGCTTTCCTTCTCGACACCTGTAGCATCCGCACAGTCTTTGTTGTCCACCACAATCACTTGGGTAACAACATTGTTTTCGTCCAGTTGGCAGAAATGTGCCATGTCTTGCTCCTTACCAGTTAGTAACAAATTCACGCATTTGTGTTCGACCACTTACCATGCTTGCGTCTTCATACTCAGAGACATGGTAAGCAGAGATGTGGGTGTAGCCTAGTTCTTTTGCAATTCTCACTCGGTTATTCCCCACATGAACATTAAATACCTTGCGCCTAATACTTCTTGCCATTCCGCTTGTGTCTGGGTTTGGTTCAGTCCTATACCGTTCATCCAATGACCAGACCACAATCGGGTTTAACAATCCTTTTTCTACAATGTCTTGCTTAATCTTTTCAACCATCTGCTCATCAAACCGCACTACGCTAATGCTTAACTCACTAATTGGGTACTCAACATAAAACTGCGGAAACTCATTGTTCTTAGCCTTTAACAGATTCAAGTTGCAACCCCGTAAGGTTCATCTCATCCCCTACCAAACCTATGGGGAAAGTATTAAACGACAGACTGATTCTTGTCTGATCGCCCTGTACCGTTTCAACCATGTGGGTCAACGACGATGGGAAAAGAACCAAGTCCCCTGTTCCTACTTCAAACCACCAGCTCTCCGAGTTCCAGATATTCCACTCCGCAGGGGGAAACTTAATCTGCTGGAACCCATCACGGTAGAAGTAAATCTTGTCTGTTTCTCTGTTGGCCTGTGGGTAAAAGACACCAGAAACGAATGAATTAGGGTGTGCGTGTTTATGATGAAACTGCCCCGGCTCTGTGTAGTTCGTCCACGACTGCGTGATGCGTAGGCTTACATCGTGCTTAGGGTTGTGGATGGTCTTAAAGTATTCCGCAACCTTAGTCTCCATGAAGTCCCGCAGCTTAGTCATCTCTTTACTGCGGAGAATCGTGTTGTTAGTAGAGGTGACATTGCCCATGTTCGGGCGTGTTTCTTGGCCCTTTATGAACGACAATTCCTTTGCGGTTAGATCACGCTCTAGCTTGTAGATCGCAACAGGTGTGGGAAATAGGTTGTGGATCATTTTCTTCCTGTAAGTTCTTCTATCTGCTCTGGTAGCCAGATGGTGTTTATGGAGTCCTCAAACGCCTGAATCTTATCCATGACTTCTTTGACCTCTTCCATGCTTGGTTGCGGTCTTGGGTCATCCCACTTGGTAATAACTGAGTTTGAGATTTCCCACTTAGCACCGGGGCGAAGTAAGTGCATGGCTGTGTCGATGCCATAAAGTCTGTAAAGTTTTGCGTCCATAGTTAAGTCGTGTATTTGATAATTACGATGCCAGAGCCGCCTGTGCCGCCTGCAACAGGTGCAGACTGATAGCTTGATCCACCTGCTCCACCTCCAGTATTAGCGGTTCCATTAGAGCCGGGATTGTTTCCACCAGCCGTACCAGCGTTTCCACCGCCGCCTGTGCCACCCGTACCAGCAGTTCCTCCACCAATTGTCCCACCACCCCCACCGCCAGCATAAAGGGTAGAAGTTCCTGAAATTGATGACGCAGTACCGTTCCCGCCATTACCGCCTGTAGTGCTTGTTCCGTTTGCTCCGGGATCAGTTGCTCCACCACCACCGCCAGCACCAAGATTGGGCTGGCTAGTACTATTGTTCCCGCCACTATTGCCTTGGCTTGGAGAAGTGACTGGTGTATTTCCTGCACCGCCGGGGTTTAAGGCTACACCTGTGCAACCTGCTCCACCGCCTGAACCACCTGCTACACCAGCAGAAGGATTTGGGTTAGAGCCACCCCCACCACCACCTGCTGATGTAATAGTACTAAATGTTGAGTTCCCACCACTTGCAGCTGCAACGCTATCTGTATTTGAACCAGTTCCACCTGCACCGACAGTAATAGGATAAGAAGTTCCAGAGGTAACACTTAACCCTGTGCCAGTTCTAAAGCCGCCAGCACCCCCGCCACCACCTACCCTACCACCCCCGCCACCACCAGCAACAACAAGCCAGTCCACAGAAGTCACCCCCGTAGGCGCAACCCACGAACCCGATCCGTTATAAATGTGCGTGACAGTTGTTCCTACAGGTACAAGGTATTTTAGGAAGACGATGCCAGAGCCGCCAGATACCCCAGCGACATTTATATCTCCAGCCCCAGAGCAACTATTACCACCAGCACCTCCACCAGTATTTGCGGCTCCAGCAGTTCCTGGGTTGTTTGCACTAGGGCCGGAGGCTCCTGCTGCACCTCCTCCACCAGCAGATGCGGTTCCAATCGTTCCTCCGGCGTATGAACCGCCTGCGCCACCCGAAGCATAAGGTACGCTTGTTCCAGTAATACTTGAAGACGATCCAAGCCCCCCATTTCCACCCGTTGAAGTAGTTCCGTTTCCTCCTGTACCACCTGCGCCTCCCCCACCGCCGCTTCCAAAATTAGGAGAGTTTCCACCAGCACCACCGTTACTGCCTTGGCTAGGAGATGTGTTTGGAGTGTTTCCTAAACCACCTGCATTTGCAAATTCCGGACCACCTCCACCACCAGAACCACCATCTCCTCCTACACCAAGAGCCGATCCACCAAATCCACCGCCAGCAGACACAATACCGGGAGATTGAAATGGTGATGAAGAACCACCAACAATTGAAGAACTAAATCCTTGAGAACCTGAATTTTTTGCACCAGATGCACCACCAGGGCCACCTGCACCAACAGTAATAGTGTAAGTCGTTCCGGCTGTAACAGATTGTCCTGATGCTGTTCTGTATCCACCAGCACCACCAGCACCACCTTGCGCTGAACCTGCGCCGCCGCCACCAGCAACAACCAAAAACTCCACCTCTGTAACACCTGTAGGGCATACCCAACTACCAGTAGCGGTAAAGGATTGGATGACGGTTACATTCTGTGGCCCCGCCAGAGAAGCAAAAAGTGCATTTAAGATGCCAGTCATGGTTTACCCTTAAGTAAGGCCGTTGCCAGAGATAATCCAGGTCGTACTCGCAACCTTCATTGCTGAGGCCACACCATACTCAGCCAGCGTCCTCGACCCCGTTGTTCCAGTACCAGCTAAATACATCGTGTCTGTCGTAATCGCAATCGTCACCGTGTTTTGAAGGTTTACAAAGCTAATCACTGTTCCTACTGGATACGCCACACTTGAGTTAGCCGGGATCGTGAATGTCCGTGCATTGTCATCTGCCACCGGGTGGAGGATCGTCTTACCAGAATCCGCTAAAACCAACGTGTAAGCCGCAGACTGGGAGTTGACCGGCGTGTTCCTAAAGCCAACCGCATCCGTGCCGTCAACGGTACAGCCAGAAAGTGTGCCCGAGGTCGGTGTCCCAAGAACCGGGGTTACAAAAGTAGGTGAGGTTGCAAAGACCAAAGAACCAGAGCCGGTTTCATCTGTTACCGCCGCAGCTAAGTTAGCCGAGGACGGGGTGCCTAAGAATGTCGCTACGCCTGTACCAAAAGACGTTATGCCCGTACCACCCGAGGCCACAGGAAGCGCTGCGCCAAGAACCAAAGAGGGGATAAAGTCAATCGCCGTGACGACATCGGTGCCGTTGTTGTAGACCAGCGCCGTTTTGAGCGTGGGGATAGGTACACCGGTTTGACCTGAGACTTTAATCGTAACCTGCTGGTCCGAGCCATTTTTAACGATGTAAGGCTTCTGAACCGCCGGGACTTCCAAGACAGCAGCGCCGCCAGGAGAACCCGTTAGATTTAAGTAAATAGCCCGTGCGTCTTGGGCAGCGTTTGAGTTAGAAAGCGTGAGCGTGATCGTGGTGCTCGACATCGTAACGTCGGCTTTTCCAACAATTGCCTGTTCTAAGGCTGTGCCAAGGTTACTGTTTGTCGTCGTGCCCCAGGTTCCGGCTTGTTCGCCAGTGCCGATCAGCTCGATCTTTAAATTGGTGGAATAGGTACTTGCCATTTTTCGGTTCCTTTAAGCTGCTACAGCGACCCAATTGGCGGTCTGCGAATCAACTACATTCTGCCAGTTTGCGGTCTGGTTGTCATTAACAGGTATCCAGTTCGGGTTCTTAATAACAGGGGCTGCCCCTACGAGTGTCAAGGCTCCAGAACCCGGACGTGCCACATGACCTCGTAATATGCTTGGTGCGTGTCCAACAAGACTTAGGCTCGCCTGGCCTGTAACAATTCCTAGTTGAACAATCGGTGCTGCACCTAAAAGTGCCACTGCACCAGCGGCAGGAGACGCCGTTTTATCCTGTGCGGGAATCTGACCGACAAGCGACAAATTCGCCGTTGCTGGTGTAAATATCTTACTTATGTCTAACGTGGGTGCCGCACCAGCAAGCGCCACACTTCCCGTGCCGGGGATCCTAATCTCACCGGCGACCACCACACTGGGAGCAGATCCTACTAAAACTGCCCCACCCGCAGGGGTGATAATCTCGTCTTCAATCGTTCCAGGCGCAGACCCAACAAACACAAGGTCGTTGACCGCCGGAGTAATAACAAAACCACTTACAACCTGAGGAACCTGCCCAACAATCGAAACAACACCGCTTCCTGGGGCTATGAATACGGCAAAAATCGTCTCAGGCGTTTGACCACTTACTGCAATTGCCCCTGTTCCGGGCTGAATAATATTACTAAGTTCTATCGTTGGAGCTGTATTTAAGTCTGCTTCGCCCCAACCATAGTTACCGTTCCAAGCACCAATTCCCCAGCCGTGCTGGGTCGTTACACTCCCTGTACCGGGGATGATTGTGTTTTCAGATCCCCAGTCGCCTATACCATAGGGAGTTATGCCATAGCCGGCAGCCACTTAGTCCTCTTAGGTCAATGTAAACACACCAGTTGCAGCAGGTAGAACCGTTAACGTATTGGGGCTTGCCACCGTGAATTGACTTGAAGAGAGCTGGCAGAAGCACAGAAGTTTACGTGCAGAAGCCACACCCGCCGACGCACCAAAGGTCAACACAGCGTATTTTACGTTTGTAAGTGCTGAGCCAGAAGCCGTAAATGTCAGGCCCACCGTTGAATAGGTGAACTTCATCTGCTTTGCGGAAGCACCAACCGTCCATTGGCCCGTAGCAGGCACAAGCTCTTTACCACCAGAAGTGTAGCCGCCGGTTGCCGAAATCTGCCCGGTCAACGAAGCAAACGTGCTTAGGGTGAAAGTCGAAGTGTTGCTGGCACTATTAAACAGAGCCATCTTGAAGCTACCTGCACCCAGCGTGATCGTGCCGTTGCCGATGTACCTTTTACCAGAATTGTAAAGTTGCCAAGCTGAAGCAGCCATTTTAAATCTCCTTTAAATCGGCGCGAGAAGCACCATCCACTAGAATTTGGTGGAGCATCCCACCGTAAATTTCCAACTCCATAACGTCCCCCATGCAGCCAATCAAGTCAATAAACTCTTGCGCTTGAGAAACCATCCAAGGGTGACAGAAGAAAACTTTTTCCCCGATGCGCACAGAAACAACAGGTTGCCCGTCATTTTCTTTTTGCTCGTAGGCATGATGCGCCCCCTCTTCTAGGCATGAATCACAGCCTAAAATATGGAAACGTTTGAACCCTAACATTCTAAACAAGGGCAGCGCTCGTAACAAGACAGTCGAGCCACCAGGGACAGGATACCAATTCTTGTACTCTTCAGCCAGTACATCGTTAACATCTTCTGCGCTTGTGTGCCAGATAAATGTCTGTTCTTTGGGCAGCTTGTCAAACATCGAAGGGTGGCATTGCGAGGCAATAAAATACTTGCACTCAGGAATAACCTTCTCAACAAACCTTGTGTTGAACTCCCGAGCATCCACCTGAATGTAGGCAGACGGTGTTATACCGTGCTCAAGGCAAAAGCTGTAGGCGTTATTCATGCAGATCAGCTTGACGCCCTGGTCCCGCAGCTCCCGGACCTTTTCAATATCCCGCTTCAAAGACGGCCCACCACCTACAATCATCACCTCGACATCGTTGGTGGGATGCGGCACGACCTGTTGGAAGCCCTTTTTGATGTTCTGCCTGACGTTCTCACGAACCTGCTCAAGCTCGATGTTAAGCCTGCCAGAGACTTCGACCTTGTCCATCGGCACCCAGGCCGAGACATACAACATGCAGGAGATACTGTCTTGCTTGGACCAGTGGACAATGCAGCCCCGGTCCGTAAATTTCTTTAGCCACCACTCGTAGGGTTGGACCGTCAGATGCAAGGGGTGCCCAATCATGCCCCCCATAACGTCATCCACCGTGGAAATCTGGAAGAAAACGTGCTTACAGGCCGCTAGGCAGTTATCCAAAACCTTATCCACATCCTCGGTCGGAATATGCTCTAAGACGTCTGTGCAAAAACCGTAGGTGGCACCTTGGGTCAGCGGCTCTGTCAGGTCATGCTCAACAAACCGCAAAGCATGAGCTTGGGTTTCAAGCATTGGGCGAATATCTTCGTCCAGACAGTTATCGGCAAAGTCCACCAGGGTAACGTTTAAGCCACCAAAGAAGGCCAAAGCCAAACCGCCTCGGCCCGTTCCACACCCTAGATCAAGCACCGTTTCGCCCTTTTTGGGCTGGGCCTGAGCCAGAAAGTCCATTGCACAATGCTCACCTGGGGCCACAGTCCGGTACTCCGGCTTGCTCCACATCGTTTTATAGATGTCCTTTTCGGCTGGGCGAATGGGCTTAATCTGTACTGTCGGCGGGTCAGAGTGAAAGGAGGTGAACATTAAGTCAGCCTTATGAGTGCATCAGCGCTGGAAGCCGTGGGGAATGTAACGATAAACGTGTTTGTAGAAACTTTATCTGAACCAAAGTCAAGGACACAAATAGCGGCGCCACCATCTTTATAAATCAACGCCCCCCTCGCAGTAAAAGCGGCAGAGATTGTGACGTTTTCAAAACTAATGAAGGCGGTGTTATTTGTAAGCCCTTTTTCGACTGTAAGAGTAACGCCACCTGCTGTGTACCCCGACGCAGATACCTCACCTGTGGTTGTGTAGGCGGCTGTATCTTCATCTAACGTCGCAGCGTTCGTGTACAACGCCATCTTGATGGTGTCGGTATCAAAGTCAAAATCCCCGTTAATCAGACCAGATTTAAAAGAATTACATGTGTAGTTGCCAGTAAACGCCATTTAGTTCACCGTCATTCTTACTTGACCGGACCTGTAAGCGTCTCTGCGCTCCATACCATCACCGAGGCGTTTAGCCAGAATCATGGCTTCTTCATAGCGTTTGTTGTATGCAGCCACAATATCTGCTTCACCCTTCATGTAGGTGTACGCCTCAACCAATGACCCGTACAGTAAGGCAGAATCAAAGTTATCCCCAAGCCAAGTTGTAGATGCAGTAACGATAGACTCAGGGTAGAAAAAGTAGTGCATCTCAACAGTGTAAGCAGCATCAGGCGTAGGTCCCAAAATAAAAGTGTTGTCGTCAAACTGTGCGTAATATTTCGGAAGCCCAGTATCTGTCGGGCTTGGGTACGCCGCTCGGATGTAATTCACATCTTTATTTAGCAAATATTCAAAGCTACCGTCCGTGATAACTGCTAAGGAATAAGAAGCTAAAAAATCAGGCGGCGCTTCTAGGTATTTGTTATTGGCTGTGAGCGTGCCTGTTTGATTTTTTCGGAAGTTAGGAAACTGAACCGAGTTAAATATCCGCTGCTCGGCTTGCTGGATGAACGTGTCAATCTGCTCTTTGGACGTAAAAGTACCCGTAGCCCCAGCCGGATCTGAAAACTGGGTGCTTGGGAAATCGTTCTCGCAATATCCCTTGATGGTTTCAAAGAGCTGAGCGTAGTTCATCGTGTTTATCCAAGCTTCGTAGAAGAGTTCGTGCCCTTCGTAGCTGCGCCCGTACCACGAGTCTTAACAGTTTGCGTATTAGGAACATTATTAGGGTACCCTGCTGTGTTAGGGACCGGAACCGGTTTTGGTTGGTTGTGGGAAGACATTATCGCCCCCTTCCGGCTGAACGCTGGTTCATGACCTTAGCCATACCGCGACCGTATTTCTTCATATCAAGGTTAGTTTTGCCACCCGCACGCAATCCTTTGTGGGCTTTGCTTGCAGGTTGAGCGGCGTGTTCTTTAAGTTTTTTCGCAATGTCTTTCATTTTGAACTCCTAAGTCGTAGATACCGTAACAGTACCAAGTGTTATACCCAACGCCAAGTTGTTTGGCGTTAGCCCATCTGCATTTGCTCTAGCGCCCCCTACAGGGGCAAAGCCCCACTGAAAAATTCTACTACCGCCAGACTCTGTGCCATCAGGCCCTACTCCAGATGTAATGTAGCTGTTTGCATCTGGTCGTGGATTTCGCACCGCCTGTGGGTCCGAAACTGGATACATACCTAATTGTAACTGTGGCTGGTCTGGATCCCAACACTCTGGGCACACCAAAATATTAACGTTTTTCGTTTTAATAACAAGTTGCTTAAGTTCTTTTAGTGGAAATCTAAAATTACAACGATCACACTGGGCAATCGCATTTTTGCCAGAAGAAAACCGATTGCTCACGATATGTACATCCTACGGGGCACCAGACGGTCTGGAGCCTTTTCACGATCTTCACCTGCTGCCAAGTCCCAAGCCTCGTCGTACATCTGCTTTAACGGCTCAAGGCGGTTTAGCGCTTCAGGAATCTTCAAGGCTAAGTAGTACGCTAGCCCTGATACAAGGCAGGTAAGAAATCGAAACGGAATGTCTTGAGTAGAAGTGCCGCTGCCAGCGTCTTGAATACGGCGCATACGCCAGTAAACGAACTGATATGCCTGTGAACCGTCTGGAGTAGGCCACACATTGATCTGAGGGCTGTTTACGACTGTGTCAGGGGGTGGGTTCGTGTTTGGTATGGTGGCGCCTGACTGCCTATTGACCCACACCTGAATCGGTCTGCCTTGCGTTAATTTATTTGGAATCGTGGCATAGGTAGAAACACTAATACGGGAAATGGTTAGGTCTGCCTGAGTTGCAGAATTGCCTGCGCCCGTACGAATAACATGTTCTAAAAGGTCCACTGTGTCTACCGGAAGGCTATATGTGGCAACGCCTTGCGCTAAGTTAAGAGAACCCTGCTCAATAGTCCAAAGATTAATGCCCCGGTTAGCCCAGTCGGCAAACAAAAGGTTAAGAGAGCGCCTTGCAGTCCGGTGCTCGTAGCCCGTGCGTACCTCTACGCCACAGCGCTCATACGCCTCCTCGATAATATCGTTGAGGTCTAAATTAAATGATGCGGTGCCTGAAGTAGTCATACTTTTAGCCCAGTGCCTTTAAATTTGCAGTCGTAATAAATTTTACCAATCTGCATGTACTCATTCATAGTTTCTACGAGCAAATCACTTTTTTGCTCAGTATAGGTTTCGCACTCATTTTTTGTTACAAAATTTGTCTGGTCTTCAAACACGATGCCCGTGCATCCTTGCGTCAAGGTACAAAGAACAAATTCAGCTATCCACATTGCTCTCTCCCCAATGAAACATAATTCGCACAATGAACAGGTCAATTACAAAACAGTTTTGCCACTCTCCATCACCAGGGACAAGCTCAATACCCACCATCATGCCTGTAATTAGGTGGGCTGTTATTTCCATTACAACTTCTCTGCTATTTTGTATGCGGCGATTGTGGCTTTAAGCTCCGCAATTTCTTCGTCTCTTTCTGCTAGCTTTTTCTGATGACTCTCATTCATTTCAATCCAGACCTGTAATCCTGTCATACGCTCTTTGTGGTCGTCTGCCATCATTTTGAACAAACGCTCTGAAGCCTCCAGTTGCTTTTGTACGAAGTCAATCATTTCTTTAAGCCTTTGAGGGTTTGCGCAAGTCGGGCACGCTGTCCCATTTTTCCAGGAGCTTTTGCCGCTTTGGCTAATTTGCCTGCGGGGATTTTTTCGCCTTTTTTCACACCAAGCGATTTTCGTAAAGAGCCTGGTTTTTTGATTGCTGACTGAATCCATTTTTCGCCTACTTTGCCACCCTTCTTAAACACGCCACGGCCTTTAAGAATGTCGGCTTGGGTAGTTTCACCATCGCCGGTCAAATCAGGAAACTTTTTAGCCATTATCTGTGCCTCGCTGTCTTTCGAGCAATGCTCTTTGGTTGCTTAACAAACTGCTTACCCGCAGCTTTACCTGCCCGTTTTGCCCTTGAAGTAGCTGCATATTCGGCGGGAGATAGTGACTTAATGGCTGATTCTGGTAAATAACGCTCACCAGTGGCCTTTGGCCCCTGAGTAGAAGGCTTTCCACTCTTAGTCCTCCACTTTTGCTGAGTCCACGATTTCAGACTCTGCTGCGGCTTTTTCAATGGCATGGCGTTCTATCCTTCTAAGCTCTCTTACCGTTTGCGTGGAGTACAAGACCCATTCAAATACGTTACCGTCTGTCTTCGGCTCGTACGTCGGCATCTTAATCACGGTACCCGCCGCCTGATTTTTTGTACTGTTGGGCAAGCATTTGGGCTTTTCTGGCAGACCACTGTCCTGGGGCACCACCCTTACCACCCGCTTTAATTCTTTCAAATATCTGCTTTCGGAGGGAAGGCTTGGTGTAGTTTCCAGCTTCGTTAACACGTGACTTACCTCCGGCTTTAAAAACCGTTACCTCGTTCGGATCATCCTTACGGGTAATCGTCCGAGCTTTAGGCATTCTGGAGGGGGTGATAGCCCCCATCCCCCGAGACGCCATCATGATTAGACCTTGCCGCCGCTCTTCATCATTTTGGCTTTGCCAACGCCACCACCAGCCATCATTTTAGCCATGCCGCCACCGTACATCATTGTCCCTTTGGTTTTGCCTTTTACAGCAACACCGTCAGCCCGCTTTGATGCACTGCCTTTAGAAGGCGTAGCTGTTTTAACTTTGCCCATTTTAGAAGCGCCCATTTTTGCTTTCATCATTTTCCTACTCCTTGTACAAGTTGTTAAAAGTCACCTCGGGGTCCATGTACGAGTCATCTTGTTCTGCACAGTGAATCCATTGGCTCGGTCTAAAATCAGGCGCTCCCTCACCGACCTGCCAATAGGCAGGGCTGGTAGCTCGCACTCGATTGTTGGGTAACGCCACTACATTTCCTGTCCATTTGCCTGCATCTGTAAGAATTAACACATGGCTCTGTTTATGCTGGGAGGGGTCTTCAGAGACATCGCTCTCGGCGTAGTCCACCGTAAACAGGTACCTTCCAGTATGAAACTCGTTATCAATCTTGCACAACCAAGGCGAAGGCTGTGCCCTGGCGATCTTAATAATTCCGTGGTTGTACGAGCTACAGTCCCAAGGCTGCGCCAAATGAGTCTGCATACGCTCAGGCCACTCTTCAAGAGGTATGTCCCCCACAAGCGCAGTAATCGGCATACGCGCCCACATAGCCCCGCCATGAGGGTTTTGCTCTCCCTCGGCTTCAAGTCCTGTGAAGATGATCTGAAAGCTGAGGCATCGGTCAGGTATTGTCGTGACAGCAACTGCCAGGCCGTGTATGTATTCGCCGTGGTAATCGTTGTGCGCATGAGTAAACTCTTTCCTAACCCAACATTTAAAGTACGGAATGTTGCTCGTTAAATACATCAGACCATTTTTCCACGAGTTTTACCGCGCATTGCAATCCCGTCAGCACGCTTGGAAGCGGAAGACTTTACTGAGCCGCCTTTTTTAAACGGCGAATACTCGCCAGAACCTTCCATGTCTTTTTTGTCGCGCTTGAAACCCTCAAGGTTCATGGCGCCACGCTCTTCAGGAGTTTCCATGTCAACGTCAGATTTACGGGCTTGAGCACGGAAGTTGCCTTCACGATCTCTACGCGTCTGATCCATGACTTTTTTAGCCTCGGGCGTTACTTTTTCTTCTTTAGTTTCTGTGGTGTATTTCTTACCCTTGAAATCAAAGGTTTTATCGCCACGTTTACGAGCAGCACTAAAAGCTGCGCCAAATGTCTTGGGTGTTATTTCAAGAGGCATGATTATTTCCCTGTTAAATAATGTAGTAAAAACCCTAATGTGCCGCTTACTGCGGCGGCTAGTCCTGCCACAGCCATCATTGTTTTCCAGCCGCCTTTGGCTTCTGAAAGAGTGCGATTAATCTCTGCCAGAGAACGCTTGATCTCATCAATATCCTTCATCATCCGGTCCATGTCGTCCTGGATGTGCTTGATTTCAACGCCGTGTTCGGCTAGTTCACGTTCGACGCTCATCAGCACTTCCACCTTTTTAATGATTGATTAATTCGGCTGTTGGGGTCTTTACGTGTTTCGGGCTTAGCCAGCTTCTTCATACCGGTCATACGAGCGCAAAACGATTTACGCCGCGCTGCACGCTTGCCTGTGGGGCTATCTTCTGTAACGGCAGTCTGTAGCTTAGAGCCAGGGTTGGCCTTACGGTAGGCTTTTACGCCTTTCTCCGTCATGCCAGCACCCTGTTTTGTTCGTCGGAAGTTACCGCTTTTTACCGACGTTTTGATGCCCATGCCCTTAGCCATGCTAGCCACACAGAAGAGTAAACGAAGTTACGTTTGTAACCGTTACCGTTGCAAAGTCGTCCCGTGCGTCGTTACCCACCAGGATGCCTTCAGCAGGCATAAACAGGCTATCGGCAAAACTAGCGCCGTTGGTTGGGGTAATGATCTTGTACAAAGGCGCTGTTACGTTGGCTGAAGTAATCACAATGCTGCCTGGGCTTCCGCTACCTACATAGTACAAACCCTTAATTCGCGTGCGCGGGAGGGCCAAATCAGCGGTGTATCCAACGCTTACGCTGTTTGCTGAAGTTGCACTTGCTACAACACTTGTGACAGAAGAGAAGTACTTGGTTGAAGAAACGGTGTTGGCGTTAACGCCTGTGATTGTTTCAGTACCAATACCGCCATTGGTTGTCTGCCCGACAATTGTTCCTGTAATCGTAAATATCGTGGTCGCGTCATTACCGTTTGAAGTAACCGAAACTTTAAACCCATAGCCATTGCGGCCTGGGATTGTTTTAAGTAACGTTAAAGGACCCGCAGCAGCAATAGTAGCAGCAGCTCGGTAAAAATCGACATCGGCCTCTGGTGTTACTGACCAAATATCATACTGTTGACTTGCCATCTTGGCTCTCCGCTTGTTTCGTAGCAGCTTCAAGTTTTGTGTTTAACTCGGCTAGCTGTTTAGCTTGCACTGCTACAAGGCCCATTAAATAATCCCTTTGGTTTTCCAGAAGCCCAAGCATGACTTGGACCTCTGGGTCTTTATGGGTCAACATTAAACAGTAACTTCTTGCCAGTCGCCGCTTGAGTCAACCACAAGCAGTTTTCCGGTCGTACTGTTAATTCCAAGAGAACCAATACCAAGGCCAGAAGCTGTGCCATCAGTAAAGCTGCCAACCTTAATAACCACAGGATCATCGTTAGCGTCATCAGCCAAACGAATTTCAGCGGTCTTATAGGCTTGAACTCCCGAAGGACCACCGCCGTCAGCAACTGGGTCTTGAATCTTAAGATCGAGGCCGTAAGTAAATCCAGAAGCAGCAGTGGTTTGAGCCATAGCAACACCGAAGGCCGCACGACAAGTTGTCGTACCAGCATCACCATCCATGAAGGCCATAACAGCAGCATCACCAGACAGGGTGTTGGTGTTAATAATGCCCATCACACCAGCCATAAGAGCGTTATTGGTGTAGGAGCCGATAACAGCAAACTCACCTGCTACACCAGCAATGTGGTTAAACGTAGTAGTGGGAAGCGTCGCAAAGGGTGCGCCTGTTTGAACGCGACCAAAAACGGCAAGAGCCTCACCAGGAGTCTGATAATCGCTTGAACCAAAGCCGACAGTCGGCATTACACGAGCATAGAAACCAGAGGTTGCGGTGCCCTCGTCAACGGGGATTACCGAACCAGTATTAATTGTGGTGGGAGTAAGGGGTTGTTGAGCGCTTGCGTCGCCCCCTTGATAGCCAGCCCTCACTGGGCCGGAAAAAGTCGTACGTGCCATGACGTTCCTTTCGTGTAGTAGCACATCCTCATACCGTCTCTACTAAGTCTGCTAGGTCAGTCGGTATGAGTAAAAATTCCTAGTAGCTAAATAATACAGTGAAACAGAAAGGGGGCACAAGGCCCCCTCTCATTACGCCGCGCCAGATGAGCCAAACATGCCCAGAGGATCGGAGAAGCCAAAACTATAACGTTCACGGGCTTTGTATCGGACGTTGCCGGTATCAAAGTCACCATCCATCGAGTTCTGAAGCGGAGTACGAATAAAGTGCTTCATGCCGTTAGGAACGTCCGTGGTAAGGAACCACGCATCGGTGTCGGTCAAGTAGTGGTTAATTGTGTAACCCTCAGGAATTGAGCCGTTATTCTTCAACGCATTGATGTCGTTGTCAGCCGTACCAACTCGAAGTTCAGTCTCAAGGAGGCGGGTTGCAATAAACTGCAATGCAGGAGGAATAACAAGCTTGCGAGGACGAGCTGCAATTAACAGGCCACGCTCATCCGTCCAAGCAGCGATCTGAATAACGGCGTTCTCAAGAGAAGTCTCATTCAGGTCAGCAGGGGTGGTGGGAACGTTGCTGTTAACACCGCCAGACACCAAGGGGTGCGAAGCAGAGAACAAAGGCACACCATCGCCACCAGGGAAGTTGCTGTCGAAACCGTTGTTTAGAACGGCTGCGGCTTTAACTTGTTTGGTGTACGACATGGCACGAGCCAGGGCCTTGGTATACCGAGCAGAAAGAGAGTCATAGAGGTTGTCCTCAACGGCCTCTTCAGTCACGGAAAAACCAAGAGCAATGGTTTCGTGTGTGTACCGAGCAGTGAAAGCCTCTTGTGCGTTGTCATAAGAAATTGCGGCACCTTCGTTTTTAACGGGGGCAGCAGAGAAACCAGACAGCTTGGTTTCTTCTTCAAATGAACGCTCAGAGGTTTCGGTTTCGTAAATCTCCTTATGCTCTTCGCCGTAGCGTGCATACTCAAGACCAAACAAAGCGTTCAGTCCTGGGAGGAGTTCTTTAAGTAGTTGTGCGCGTGAAATAGCCATTTGTTAGCTCCTTATAGGCCAAGCGGGTTGTTGTACATATGACCGCCAGACGATACGCCATCACCATCCATCGAAGGAGCATTGATTTTGACAATCACTTCTGGGAACAAAACGTTACCACTAGAAATATATGAAGTGTCTTGAACAACGTCAACGATACGAATAGGCAACGTCTTAGCCGTACCTGTAGCATCCAACAAGGCCACTGCCGAGTTTCCAGTAATTGTAGAACCCGTGTTTTGAACCAAGGTTGAGTTCTGACCAATGCCTGTGTACTGAATACCAGTAACGACCGTTGTGCCAGAGACCACAACCATCTTAAAGAGGGTGTCGGGATCATCAGCAATAATGGCGTTAATGAACGTACCGGTAGGAGGCGTGATGCCACCAGGATAGTACTGTTGGAAACGAACTTGATTACTTGTGGGGTCGGTGTATGTGCAGCCGAGGAAAACGCCAGCAAAGCCCGTAGAAGGACCTGTGGTGGTTTCGTTAGCCAGAACAATAGTGCCGTCCGTTGTCAGTTTCACCAGATCGCCATAGAAGATTGCCGTTGCATAAGCACTGGCAATACGACGATAGCGAGTTGCACCGGCAAAGACCTGACCGCCGATCAAATTGACCGGTTGCAAGCCATAAGGCTTGCTAACAGTAGGATAAGCCATTTTTAACTCCTAAAAATTTATTTAGAACCATTTCCAAATCCGACGCCTCTGGTAGTTGAAGATTTCTTTTCACTAAACAGTGGCATACGGGGATCACTTTGACGCATGAAGTTGTTATCCACAGACTCCATTTGGGATGCGTTTTGTTTGCGGTAAAAGTTATTGCGCGAATCCACCAATTCTTCTGGCATTTTGCACAAAATTAAACCGCCCAGTTCAACGTTCCCGTTTTTATCACCTGCGAGCATAAGCTCGGGATGGTCAAGAGCTTTGACCGGTTCCCAACCTTCACGGGTTTTTCTGGAAACATTTTGAGGAAGAGCAGCGCCTAGAAGGGCAGTTGCAATCCATCGAAACTTCCAGCCCGGTTGAGGGGTGGGGTCAGGAAGAGTGCTCGGTGGCGCATATTCCATGCTACGAGCAGAACTCTCACGTGTTTGAAGGTTTCTAGGCGTGCGCTCTTGCGCGCCGTCACGGCTAATTCGTTCAGACATTTTAGGACTCCGATGTAAGTTTAAGGACTTCTTTAGCGTACTGCTCATTGGTCAAGTTAAATTTTCTCGCCAGGGCTTCCTGGGTTTTTGTTAATTTAACTTTTGTTTTGCCATTGGCAGATCGTGTTACAGCGGCTACTACGTTAGCCGAACGTTTACTCGGTTGTTCCTTCTTTGTCTCTCCGAAATGACTCGGAAACACTTCGCGCATGCGAGTGTCTACTCGCTCGTAATATTCATCACTGCGGGGATCAACCCCTGATTCGACCAATTTTTTGTGCACCGCTAAGGCTAGACTGGTCATCTCATCATCCTGACCGAACCATTGATTTTGCTGTTGCCAGCTCATCGCTTTTGGGTCGGGCGGAGGTGCCTGCGGCGTAGTGGTTTGATTATATACCTCTTCTTTTCGTTCCTGTAAAGGGGCTGGACGATAATTTTTCAAACGCTCTATACTAAACTTCGCTTCAGCCAACTCTTCTTGGGCAGCAATAATCGCGTCGGTGTCGTAATTCTCTTGAGCTTCCTTGAGCTTTTTACGAACCATAACCAAATTTGACTCAGCCTGGGCCTTCATACTTTCAACTGCCGTGTTCTGGCTTGTGTTGACGTTTTGGCGCAGTGCTTTGTTTTCTTCGATTAGTTTTTGCGCAATACGGATTGCTTCTTCCCGCTCACGCGTAGCTGCTTCTTTTGCCCGACGCTCGTCATGACGTGCGTGCGTAAGCTCCTTCATTCGCTTTTGTACTTTTTCGCTGTACTCAGCGACCTCTTCATCCGTTGGATCCGCAACTTCACGGTCAAGAGGCTTACGCCCACGGTCTTCTACAGGCGTATCGTCTACGATTTCTAGCTCAATATCACCTTCTTCAGTTTCAACTTCAAAATCGTTATCTTCGGGTTCTTTTTCGTCGGGAAATTTGTAATTTTCTGCCATGATTAGCTCCTATTAAGCGCGGGTATACCCACGTGGGTCTTCGACAACGGCTTCAACCTGATCGTCATTAAGCAGGCGGAACTCTCTGCCGTGAATTTTAAAACGAGTTCCTGAGTAAGCACGCACTAACACAAAGTCACCCTCTTTACACCAGGGGCCATGCGGAAATTTACTTTCGTCTTTGTAGGCATCGGGGCCAACTTTAACGACAAACAAAACAGTTGTGCTGTGCTCTTCAATTTTTGCCATGGAATCTGGCTTTAACAGGTCCGTGCCGGAAAACTTATCCTCGACCTCAGGAATAGCACACAATAATTTCCAACCTGTGGGGTTTGGCAACTGGGTTGCCTGCTGAGTTTCGTCAGTCATCTGCTTCCTCTACTTTCTTAGCAAGGTCTAAAAGATAGGACTCTGCCATGGCTAGACCTTGGATGACCCCGCAGAGTTTTTGGTACTGCTCGAAATTTTGACAAGCGCCGCCTGCAATGTCGTCGGCGTAGTTATTTAAGTCTTCTCTAATCTTTTCGCGTAGAACTTCTACGAATTTATTAATCATTCTCTAGGTGCCTCCTGCGATTCCGCAAAGGTTTTGCCAATGTCCACGCCTAAGCGCGTCCCTTCCAACTCCTGTTTTGCTTCCGCAATCTGACGCTTCAGTTCCATCTCACTTTGAGATGCTTCGATTTCAACTCCCAAACGCGCCCCTTCAAGCTCTGTCTGCTGCTGTGCTTTTAGCTGGTCAAGCTGCAACTGCAGCATCTTTATCTGCGTATCCGCTTGATCCTTCTGCGCTTTACGCTGGACCTCGGCCTGTTGGATCTGCAGTTTCTGCATCTCCGCCATCATGATCGGGTCTTGTGCGTTCTGCAGCGCCTGCTGCTGCGCCTTGGCTTGTAGGCTTTGGGCCAGAACAATCTGGGAACCTTCTGCCACCATCTTGGAAATCTGCACCTCCATGGCCTCTGGGATTTTCTCCTCGGGTCCGGGCAGCGGTGTACCGATGGCATCTTGAACCTGACGCCTGTATTGGTAGCCCAAGTGTTCGGCGATGTGCGCCTGTAGCGCACCCACAATAAGGCTTGCCTGCGGATTTTGTCCGATAAGCGCAGCGACCGCTGGGTCGTTCATCATATTCATGTGTGTCTGAATATGCGCCGTGTGGTCCTGATACATAAACGCTTTCAAAGGTTTGAGCTTCAGCGCGTTCATGTTCTCCGTGATGGGGTCCTTGGGCGTCTGGTCGTCCTCCATCGGTACAAGTTTGGCAGCGTTGCGTATTCCCAACACTTCAAGCATCTGACGGTGCAGGGCTGGTATGTCATACACCTGAGGCGCCATCTGGGCCAACTGAATCACCGCCTGATACTGCACCACCCTTTGAGACATTGTGGCTGCGTTGGGGTCGGACACAGGGATAATCTCCACCATGTCGTAGTCTGTACGCTTGGCAACACGAGGTCCCGAAGCAGGGTCGTAGTCGTAATCGTCGTCGGTGTAGTCCCTAATAATTGCCGACAAAAGCTTTAGCTCATGCTTGAACGCGTAGTGCACCCGCGCCTGAACGGCTGACATCACCTTGAGCATCCGCTCCAACAAGGCCAACGTGGTACCCACAGGAGCCTGCGCGGACATGTCTGAAATCTTCATATCCGCTGTTGCGGCAAATCGTCGCCCTTCTTCAACAATCGTTCCAAGCAACTGATACAGCGTCGCGCTGGGTTCTTTATAGGGTAGCGGCAAAATATTATCCCGCAGTGCACCAGAACCAACGTCTACATCTCGGAACTCGCCTGGGGCAATCGGTGTGTCATCGCCCTTGATTCGCAACCCTCTGGACTTCAGTCCCCCTGGCAGGTTAGATAGTGTCCCTGCATCCACAAGCTGCCTCATGATTGAGGTCGCTGATTTTGCAAACCCACCAATTAGGTGAAAAAGACCAAAACCATAAAACCCGAAGCCTGGGATGTAGACGTAGTGCACGAAGTGATCGCGTCGCTTTTTTGTATCGTCGTCTTCGTAGTAATTGCGCCGTATCGACAGGACATCGTTTGTCCCTTCAATCACGGTTATGACATACGGTATGGCAATACCTGTCGGCTCGTCGTCCTCCATGTCCTCGTAGCCCGGTAAATCCAGGTTGGCGTGGATCTCATACAGAACATAGCGGTCGTCGTTAATGGACGACATTCCGCTTTCTTTGTCCTTCTTTTCCTGCAACTCATTTTTTGATCGGGTCGGCTCACCCAGCTCAATGTCACGGTAAAAGCCTGCCACCTGCAACTTACGAATCTCGTTGCTGGTTTTGTACATACGATGTGTTACACGCTCGGCGCTCTCCAAACCCACCGTGCCGTAGGCTACGATAATGTCCTCTGCTGGTACGAAGACCGATGTCTGGCGCTGGAGGCTGGGGTCAAAGTAGACTTTCTTAAATGCGGAACCTGTAGCTGGTAAGTTCCACAGCATCCTTTCGTGCTCCATGCGGAACTCCGGCATGCGCTCGGTCAGCTCGTAGTTCATGTCTTCTTTTACACGGGCAGCAGCTTCTTCTTTCTGGCGTGTGTCTTTACCAATAATCTTGGTTTTCACCGGCCCTTGGGCAGGGAATGTCTCCATGATGGTTTCCGACTGGAACCGCACCACGGCTTCTGTAATCATAGGGTGGAATACACCACAAGCCCCGTCCCACGGTTCTGTGCGCTCTTCGTACTTCAGGCCAAGAAGAACTAATCCCTCCTTATACGTCCTCTCCCAGTCTTTACGGGAATCCAAATCATCTTGTACATATGCCAGCAGCTCGGCGCCCAGGCTTTGTAGCTCAGATTCGTCAATTTCTTCTGCGATGTTGTTGTAAAAGTCAGGGCCTTCTGCGTCTGGGTCAATTAGTATCTCCAGGCCCCCAGCTTCAATTTTAACTGCCTCGGGATCTACAATCTCAATCTCAATGTCGGGCTCGCCCATTAACGCATCGGCTTCTTCTTCAATGCCCTTGGGCGCTTGGTACAGTGCTTTATCAATAGCCATAATGGCTCCTAGTAGTATGCCGCCTTGCGGCTACGAAAGTACATTGGTTCGTCCTGCTCGTCGCTAGGGAGTGTAATAAACCCCCCATTTCTAAAGCGTAACAGTGCCTGGGTCATGGTGTCCACGTAGTCGTCGTGCTCTCCAACCGGAAACGCCACAATCTCCTCAATCACGTCCCGCGCCCATCGTGTATCAGGTGCCCATACGCACCCACTGGCAAATAAATCAGATACTGCGTTAACCCGTGTAATCTTATCGTTGCCCCGGCTTGGGGTAAATTCGTCAACAGGTATCCCCATGCGGCGTAATTCTTGAATTAATGGAGCGCCAGCAGCTTTTTTCTCCACTAGAAACGCATCAGGCTCCCACTCTTTCCATTGTTTAAAGGCTGTTTCCTTTAATTCGGGAAACTCCATTCTATCTTTAAAAGCATCCAGAAGGATAATACTGGGTCGATTGTTCTCTTCTTCGTTGTACCAAATGCCCCAGGTTGTACACGCCGTATAGTCAGCGGTTGTCTTGGCTTCGTGCGCCGTATCCCAGGACTGAATAATAAAATCGCATGACGGTGGGTCTTCTGCCTCCCATATCCGCCAGTGGCTTCGCTTAATAAACGCCGCCGAGTCTAGCGTGGGCTGCTGCATGTACTGGGCGTTCCAATACCGGGGGTCCATCGCCATCTTCTTCTGTTTTAACTGCTCCAAGGGCCACTGCTCGGGCCAAAGGCTTTTTTCTTTCTCAGAATCTTCAAAAAGGATAGCCGGAAGTTCCACAATCTCCCAAGGATCTGCGTCAGGGTTGCGTGCTTGAAAGCTGAGAAGCCGCCCAGTTAAGTCCACCAGGCTCCATCGTGTCATTACCACGATAATTCGGCCCCCCGGCATCAACCGCTGCAGCGGTCCGGTCTGAAACCACGACCAGGCATTGTCAAATGTGGCTCTGGAATTGGCTTTTATATCCTGTTCGGAATGTGGGTCATCAATAACAAACAAATCGGCACCACGTCCTGCAAGTGCACCACCCACACCCACCGCATAATATTGTCCGCCCTCGTTTGTTGACCATTTACCTGCTGCTTTCTGGTCATCAGCCACCTTTGTGCCGGGGAAAACCTGCGCATAGTCCTCTCCTTCAATGAGATTTCGCACTCTTCGGCCAAAATCTTCCGACAATCCGGCGGTGTGGGTCGCCATAATAATCTTTTGCTCGGGGTACTGCCCTAAAAACCACGCCGGAAACAGATAAGAAGCAAACTCTGACTTACCCATACGGGGGGCAATGTTGATAATCACCCTCTTTTTCTTACCGGAAGCCACGTCCGCAAAAATCTTCGCCAGTTTCCTGTGGTGCGCACCCTCTTTAAACCCAGGATACACCTCCTTTGCAAAGGAAATCATATCGCCTCGGGCGTTACGCAGCCGTAGGCGGCGTTCTTGTTCTTCCAGTTCTTCGAGAAATTCAAGCTTTTGCTGCGGCGTCATGCTTTTAAGCAGCGCCTGCAACTCAGCGTCAGTCATTCTCTTCATCTTCAATGGTCTCAACCTCTTCGGCTTCGACTTCAATCGTCTTGTGCAGGGCGTCTAGCTTTTGTTTAATCCGCTCATCCAGCTCCACGTCGCTTAAATCCGATTTCTTAATCTCAATGCGTTCTGTGAAAAGCCCGACCTCAGTCACCTTGCCCAGCAGTTCAAGTGCCTTTAGGCGTATTCGGGCATCAGGGTGGTCAGTCTCTTCCAATATCTTTGCCACCGCCATCCCACGTATATGCTGCGCCTGCTCCACAAACTGCCAGTCGTAGGCCGTCAACATCCCCACCAAGCGCTGTACTGCAGCAGGCGTCTTGATCTGGGTCAGGCTGGTTTTCGCTTTCTCTTGATCCACTAATGAATCTTTAAACGCCTCCGTGACCCGCTGATGATCCATTTCCGTAAGAATCTCTTCCTCGGTTTTGGCGCCCAGCTCTGTTAACCAGTCGCTTGTATTGATCTGCGCTTCAAGAATTTGCTCGGCGTTTGCTTTTTTCATAGGCAAAAAAGTTTCCAGGGGCACGTTAAGTACCTCCGGTGGGGGCGCGGATTCTTGTAGGTGTTCGAGCATATTGTAAGTCCTCTAATTTAGTTTATACTTATCATGCGTTTGTGTGCAACACAAGCGTTTCTCCTTTCTGTATTCTCCTCCTTATGCCCCCGTTCACAGGCGGGGGCTTTTTTTTGGGTTGCCGCTGTCTATTTTTTGACAATGGTTATGCGGATTTTTATAGAAAATTTGAGCATATGTTTCCCTCCTTTGCTTTATTTATGCGCAGTAAAGAGGGGTAAGCGCAAATTTATGCGCGTTAAAGTGTGGTGGGTTCGGATTTTTATAGAAAATTTGACAGTTGCGATTTGCGGCTGCGAAACACTGTTCTTGGTCACTCGTCCGTCGCTGTCAGATATAGGGGGTGCCGGGTGGGTGGGTTCCGCAAAACTCGCATAATCTTGAAGTTTGGGAAGTTGCCTTTTACCTCACATGGTAAAATATAGTTGTCGGTAGGGGATGTCTCTGCCGATGGGAAAGCCACACTCCCGTCGTGTGGCAAACACCGTTTTGTGTGCCAGCACACAGAGAGGAAACTGCTATGAAACTCAATATCAACAACCAACCCATCGCGGTTCGCGTGGTTTCTTTTTCCGCAGATCTTGACAAGCTCTGTCTTGATCGGGAGCAATTGATTCTTGACATTTTTGTCGAGGTCAACAAGCGGAGAAAGCCCGAGGCCCAATGGACATACTTGATGCAAGATGTAGCCGAACCAATCGCTAAGCATTACAAGTGCGAAGCGAGGTATACCAGAACCGGCACCATTGCTTTCTATGATGGTGATGCTAGGCATGACACAGCGACTTCACGCTTTCGGGCATTGGTCGCATCAACCGGCTTAGTATCAGGCTCAGGCAACACCAACAAAGCGCAGAAGAAAGAGCCCAAGGTAACTCCACGCAAGACACAGCGCGTATCCGAGTTACTCAAAGCGATTTATGACCTGAGCGCCGCAGAGCGTGCCGCTCTCATGCTTAATTTGAAGTAATCTGTGTGCTAGCACACAAACCCACGGGGCGACTTCGGTCGCCCTTTTTCTTTTCTTAAGGAGAATCAACCATGAACTACCAAACCTCTATCCAAGCGGTCAACGCCGCTTACGCCAACTACATCAACGCAAGCCAATGGGGCAATGACGATGACCTCGGCAAAGCCCTTGAAACCCTGCACCGCCTCAAAGCTGAGCACAAAGCCACATTCGGCGAACTTGTGCGCGTTGACGGCGAATGGATTTAACCCACCAACAACCTAAGGAGATTCAACCATGCGCACCAGCATCTTCGTTATTCGTGACTCACTTCGCTCACAAGGGCTAGCCTATTGTCTGTACCGGCGCTATAGCCTGTGGTCAATCTTCGTTGCTTGGCGTTTACTCAAGCGGCAAGACCAGCAGTACCTTTAATCACCCACAACCTAAGGAGAACTACCATGTCTAAAACCAAGAAACCCACATCCCCTCAGCAAGGGGTCAGAAAGACCCATGGCGGGCTTCGCCGCCACAAGGTAGAGCAGGTATTAAGAAGGGAGTTCCAGCCCCGTAGAGACTGGAAGAGTGGCCTTGAGTGGCGTTTAAAGGAGGATGACTAGATCTTTTGTGTGCCAGCACACAAAAAAGGGCGTGGGACATTTGTCCCACTATTCCGCAACTGTCCTGCGCCCTTACTTCTCCCAAACCCGCGCCAATTCTAGTGGCGTCCACTTTGCGCCTACCTATATATATATAAATAAAAATAAAAATAATTATATATATAGGTCTATGGACTTCTGGACACTTTTTCTTGGCTGGACTGTCTCCCTTGGTGTATACTTGAAAAATGGTGTACATCTTGACGCAACCCACTCAAACCCAGTACCCATATGGAGAAAATGCGTCCACTACCGCTGGACACTTTCGGAATTGCTGGACACTTTTTTAAGGGCAGAACCATGGATTACTACATACGCTACCCCGACAAACCAGACGGTGCATACTGTTCTGGCTGTCACACTCTCAAACCAATTGCGGACTTCACAAGACGGGCAACGCTGTCCGAATCACGCAACTGGACTAAGAACCCTGAGCTAAAACGCCCCATCCTTTACGAGGGGAAACTGTGCAACGGGTGTCAAAAAAGAAGAAAGCCAAGCGACCTCTCCCCTGAAGAACTACGCAAACGCCTCGTCAACGAGGGTGCCAATCCCCTAAAAATCCAAGCCAAGGTCGAGGCACACTATGCCAAGGGCAAAGCCAGCCGCAAACAAAAACAGGCCAAGGCACGGGCTGAACGCTACGAGGCGCAGTACCAAGCTATGCTAAAAGACACCGCAGAACAATTGCGGAAAACCAGCGAACACCTACGCTACGCCAGACGCTCAAGCAAACCCGATGACTACATCGAGAACCTAGAAGAAAAGACGCACGCGCTACGCTCACAACGAGACCAGATAAAAGTGGCACGCCTAAACGGGCGTGACCCAACCAGTTTGTGTGCCAGCACACAAAACCCAGCAGTACCTTTATCAACCAGCAAAGGAGAATGACCATGCTAAACGAACGCAACCGAGCAATACTTCTCGCAGTAAAAGCTAAACCTTTTGAAGGCTTAGCTATCAAGCCTGCCGAAAGCAGGCGTTACAAAACCGAGGCCGATGCCATGTCCGCATGGCAGAAGCTGAAGTCCGAGTGTGTGTTAACCAAGAAAGCGAGGTGATGTGATGAATGTGTACCAATTCAAATGTGTTGTATGGGTACGGGGGGAAACCCCCGAGGAAGCATTGAAGGAACTACATGATGAGGTTGAATACCACTTCAGCCAAGACAACAACCTGATAGCCCTTGAAAGTGACGAGGGTGAACTGTGCGAAGAGGAGAAGTGAAATGAACCTGAAAGAACTGATTGTGATGTACCTAGGCGCGGCGGCTTTACTGATCTGCTTGTGGTTCATGATTGCCGTCTTTTTTGTGGTCTTTGGATAAGGAGAATGAAGATGAGAGACACGATTGTATGTGACCTAGATGGCACGCTCGCCAACTGCGAGCACAGGGTTCACCATGTCCGCGATAAGCCGAAGAACTGGGACGCCTTCTATGCAGGCGTGCGTGAAGATAAAGTCAACGCCCCCGTGCTGTTCATATTGGATGCGTTTCTAAACAGAGAACCAACCCCGTTCAATATCATCTTCTGCTCAGGCAGACCCGAGCGATGCAGAGAAGACACCATTTGGTGGTTGGACGAGGCAGGTGTTTGGGAGCCGTCCGTCACGCAACTGCTCATGCGCAAAGACGGGGACTACAGAGCCGACAACATCGTTAAGCAAGAGATTCTCGACGCCCACATAGACAAAGAGCGTGTGCTGTTTGTGCTGGATGACAGACAGCAGGTTGTTGATATGTGGCGTAAGAATGGACTGACCTGCTTGCAGGTCGCTGAAGGTAACTTTTAAAGAGGAGGATACGCAATGAAAATTTACACACTTAATTTTTACTACCCCATTGGGTCTTCTCCTTGGGAATGTGAACGGAGGGAGCTAGGGGTGTTTGATTCACGGGAGAAAGCCGAGCAAGCGCAGGCAATCTTTGAACCGCTGATACCCATGCTTGAAGAAATTGACTATGACTTTGAAAACTCTTGTGGGTTCTCAATTTGGGAGACAGAAGTGAATGTGGTACAGGACGACCCCGATGGTCTTGTTCATTCTACAAATCTGGGCTACCACTCTGTGGCTGAGTTGCGTGCGGGTTTGGAAAAAATACGAGAAGAACGACGCGAATATGAAGAAGAATTGAGAAAGGAGAGGGAAGCCATTAAAGAATTTGAGGGATTGAAACTTGTGAAAACTTTGGTTCAGGTGAACCAAAACAGAGAGGAGACAGCCAATGAAGAACTATGACCTCGACACAAAAGAAGGCATGGCGAACGCCATTGCTTGGACTGAGAAAGCCTTGACCTGTCTGAATGATGGTGGGCGTTGGGTTATCCCACGCTCGTTGACTATCGTCACGGCGTACCCGAGTAGGAAAGCTGTCCAGATTAAGGACGGTGTTGTGCCTGACCCATCCATACGGCGCGTCATTCGTGAGATGGGTTGGGAGATTGAAGTCTTGTGTGCTGGCACACAAACCGAGCAGTAACTTAACTTGAAAGGAGAATCACTATGAGTATGGAAAATAAAATCGACAGCCGTGAACTTCTGATTGACGAAGTTTCAGAAAGCACGCACTTCTCAAGCGTCAGGGCGCGTAAGTTTTTTACAATGCGTGACGCTGCTGGCCTAATTGATAACGTCTCTGACAGTTCGTGGCTTGTGTCTCGTGTGTATGACGGCAAGGTTATGTACGAGCACCTTGGGTTTGACGATGCGTACAAGTACGAAGAGTCTTGGTTGAATGACCACCCTGAGTATATTACCGACGTCACCGTCGAATCAGCCGAGAAGAACATAGCCAACTGGCGAGCCTACATCAACAAGCATCTGTCACACGAGCATTGGTGGCTGTTTCGTGAGGCGTATCGGTTCATCAACGGCAACTACACACCGGCGCTTCTTGTCAGTCAGTTGCACCGCATTGCCGACACCGACCGCAACGACGAGCTGTGTTCGCGCGTTAAGTCCTTATGGTGGCACTTTCCGCACATCTCGATTGACGAGCCAAGCATGGTCGCATACACTCCCAACCCCGAGTACGGCGTGCGTGACAGGCAGGTGCGTACCAAAGTCGGTCGCTATCTTCAGCAGTTCTACGGCGACCTGATTACCTCCGAGCAGATTCGTTCGATGGCGAATGGCACCAAGCAGCTTGACCTTGAGTTTGACTCGGACATTCGTGCGGCGTATCTGCGTGGTGGGCGTGACGGTGTGACTTCGTGCATGACGCACCCAGTCGGGCATTGTAACTACTCCATTCGTGGCGCCTACCATCCCGTTGATGTGTACCTGACGGGTGAGTTCAAGGTTGCGCTACTGCACGATGGGTTCAACAACGAGATATGTGCTCGGGCTTTGGTGTATGAGCCTAGTCGTGTGTTCGTGCGTTGTTACGGTCGTGAGGCGAACACCCTGCAAGACCGCCTGACGGAGAAGGGCTACTCCGAGCAGAATGGTTGGGACGATGGGATTCGGTTGCGCTTGATTCGTGACGACGATGACAACGTCGTGGTGCCGTACATGGACGGGCGTACGCAGAGCGGAAGCATCGAGTATCACGATGGCAAGGAGTGGCTCGTGGTTGACCGTAACGGGGATGTTGATATGGCTACACAGCACGGTATATGGGAGGAGGAAGAGACGCAGTACTGCGATGAGTGTCAGGACAGCGTGCAATGCGGCGAGGACGATATGGAGTACTCAAGCTATCACGGCATGACCATCGGGCCTTGCTGTATCGACAACTTCTGTCGTGCCTATGTTGGGCGGCGCGGTTCAATGGACTGGGTGCGGTTAGAGGATACAGAGGAGTGTGCCTGTGACGGTGAGCGGTACGTGACAGAAATGCTTGACGAGTTCGGCATCGTGTGGTGCGAGACGACCGAGGACTACAGGTTCTCTCGCAACCTTGTGGTAGACGTACGAGGCGAGGACATCCCAGAGGAGTATGCGTACGAGGTGGAGAACACAGTCAACAGCGGCGAGACGGCGTATGTGTACCACCAAGACCATGACCGGCTGTTTGAGATGGTGCTTGAGCGCGTTGATGGCGACTGTAAAAGGTGGCTGTACCAGCCTCACCACAGCCTTGATGTTGACGAGGACGAGGCATACGAGGCGTTTGTTCAGCGGTATGAGAACGCACGCACCGTGGTCGACGACTTCGGCAATCTGGTCAAGCCGGACTACATGACGTTGGCAGAGCTGGTGCACTACTTCGGCATCGGGCATGGCTGTGAGCTGTTCCGCAAGCACTCAGGCATCTGGGTAAACACGTACATGGTCGAGCGCAGGCTCAATGACACACAAGCAGTTGCAGCTTAATTTAATTAACCAAGGAGAATCATTATGAAAAATACCAAACAGAAAGACTTCTACGACGAACGACTTCACGAGATGCTTCGATACAAGCGACCCCATGAAGGTAAGACAGAACACATATGGGTCGACAGGTTTCTCGGTAAGTACGAGACGGAGTACATTGATGAGGCGGCGTTTCTTATCGAGGTGCCGCTTGCTGATGGTACGCAGTCAAAGACAATCTTCTCGTGTCACGTCGACACGGTTCACCGCAACGAGGGTATGCAGCGGGTCAAGTATGACCACAAGACACAATGCTACTTCAAGAACGACAATGAGCCGTTGGGTGCTGACGATGGTGCGGGTGCGTGGATTATGTTGGAGATGATTGACGCTGGCATACCCGGCATGTACATCTTCCATCGAGGCGAGGAGCGTGGCGGCATTGGGTCTAGCCATATGGCGAGTAAGTTCGGGCATTGGCTTGAGAAGTTTGACAGGGCGATTGCCTTTGACCGTCGTGGTTCTTCAGATGTTATTACGCACCAAGGCTCCCAGCGTTGCTGTTCGGACGACTTTGCCCAAGCCCTAAGCGACGCACTCAATGCGCACAATGACGAGCTGATGTATGTGCCTGACGATGGCGGGGTGTTTACCGATACTGCCAACTACACCGAGCTTATCCCCGAGTGTACCAACGTGTCGTGCGGCTACCAGAACGAGCACACAGGCAAAGAGACACTACACCTGCCCACTGTGTTTGCCCTACGGGACGCATGCCTGACTGTTGACTGGGAGAATCTGCCGACCAAGCGTGACCCCAAGGTTGTGGAGTATCTGGACTACGGCTATGGCAACAAGCTGACTGGCTGGGGTTCATGGGGTAGCTACAAGAAGTACAGCACCAAGAGCGCCAACGAACCCCTAAGTATCCTAGACATGAGCCGTTTGCAGATGGTTGACTTGGCGTACGAAGACCCGGAGACCTTTGTGGCTATGGTGCGCGAGGAGTTGTTTGGTGAGGCGATTGTGCGGACAGACGACAACCCCGATGACTACGTCTGGACAGATGACGAGTTCTATTACAAAAATCACATGTAAAAGGTTTGACAGGCCAGCTTGCTGGCCTTAATATCTAGTTTCTACTAACCCAAAAGGAGAATTACCATGACTTTAAATACCAACCAGCTTGACTTATTCGACGGCGCGCCTTACACCCACATACTGGGTACGGTAACCGACAGACCCGCTAAACGCCTCAAGCCTACCCCAAACAACGGGATGAGCAACCGTGCGTCTAAAAAGCTCAACAGCCTCGGCTCGGACGTGGGCGTGATTCAGCGCACCATCAACGACAGCGTAGACATTCTGAAAAACCTTGGCTGTGAGTTCATCATCACGACCAAAGACGGGCGCATGTTTGAGCACGGGGAGATGCCTGCCAGATTACGCCAGCAAGCTGCGCCTGCCAAACCCAAGCGTACCACTCGTGTGCCTGTCGGCACTTACTCGTCCCATTACAAGCCGTTGCTTGAGAACTTAAAGGTGGGTGATGTCGCAATGGTCCCCTTCAAGTCTTCTCTAACGGGTGTCAATTTCTCTGTCCCCGGCCTTAATTCTGCGGTGTCTGCGTGGACGGGTACGCATTGGGGGAGCGGAGCAGCGACTTCATTTATCAACCGTAAAACCAAGATGATTGAAGTGTTGCGTTTGAAGTGAGGTAAGCATGCGACCGATTCGAGTATTTCAAATCCAAACCAAGCACAAGATGGACATGGGGTGCGACTGCGTTCTTGATTTACTGAGCGACTATCGTGACCCCATCCCTACTGAAACGCTTGTAGCTGAGTGTCATAAGGAGAAGATTGCGGCTCCAGCGACAACCTACAAGCGGCTTGGCATATTAAAGGGTAAAGGTTTTGTAGCGGACTACACGCACCCAACCGACCACGACAGACGTAAGTCCTACATTGTCCTGACAAAACTGGGGCTTGGGTACTTACAGTCGTGGGAGGGTGGCGAATGATATGCGAGGCGTGCCGCCGCAGTAAAACCAAAACCCTTGACACACGCTCGCACCGTGACCCCAATGGAGACTTTCACTACACCCTACGTCGACATCGGTGTTACGACTGCCAGCACATTTTCTGGACTGTAGAGCTTCCGACAGCCAACTGGGAGCAAACTTTAAAAGGAGAAGTTCATGTGGAATATGGAAATTGAAAACGCTATCTGTAAAGCCCGAGGCATTTTAGACAACGTAATAGAAGCACATGCCAACACAAAGCATGAGCACCTGACTGCCGCACTTTGGGCAGTGGATGGGTTACTTGAGGATGCCATGAAAGCGTATGAAGGAGGATTAAAAAATGAAACGAGTCCCTACAACGATGCAGAATTTAAAGCAGAACTGGACGAACTATTTTCCCAACGCGCAGCCGATGAGCAGTACTACGAACAAGAAGCCTTTGAGGCGGGAGACGAAGAGGCAGACGAGGGAGAAAATTCTGAAGATCGCCCCAGCTTTAATGTAGAGATGGTTGAGGAGCACGAAGACGGATCGGCAACTTTTTCTGTTAACGGTAGTAAGAAGTCCATGGAGCAGTTGTTTCATGCTTTTTTTGTACAGGCGCTAATCAACGGGATACTGCTCACCAAAGAAAAGAACGACCAGTACTGTGCCCAACAACGAGCTTTAGAAATGGCCCGTGACCTTGAAGTCTTACTGCGCAAGTGGGAGACAAGCGACGACTTTGACTACGACCCTATGGTTAAAGCAACCCGCGTCGAACTTTCTAAGGCGCTGAAGGAAGCTGGCATTTAATTAACCGGGGCTTCGGCCCCCACAGAAAGGAGAACACTATGAGCATGAGTCTTGATTACCATTTTGACCGACAGTTTGATGCCGCCTTCTCAGAGGAGTACACCCTGACAGACAAGAAGGTGCTGGAGATTGCTGAACGCTTTGAGCTTGGCGACGACAAGACAGAGATCCTTAAGTTTGCGGATGCCATTCAGGCGGCTTTTATGGAGGAGAACCGATGAAAGACAAAGAAGGAGGTGACGGAATAAACGACCTATGCAAAGCGGCAGAGATGGCGTTGGAGGCTTTGGAAACGCTATGGGACATCTTGGATGACATTGACACAGCATCGGACATGGCTAAGGAAAACGATGCATGGTATAGGAAGCGTGTCGAGGCATTACAAAAGAAGCGATGGGACACAATGATTACAACAGATGGTCACAAGTTAAAAGGCGGCCCAGTAGAAGCACTACGCAAAGCACTAGCGCATGAGGCACTGGACAGGATGGTTGCTGAGAATCAAAGGCTGGGTTTGTATGATGACGCCGCATCATATACAAAACTCGACACAACAGCAGGAGTTTTGCATAAGGAGAAGAGCACATGAAATTTAAAAACCGAAGTATTACGGACATTGAAGTTGAAGACATTGATACGAGGGACTACCCCGACTTTTGTGATGCGTACATTGCCAATGCGCGTTGGGAGGATACGGGCGAGGAGCTTAGCGTTGCTGAGCTAGATGAACTCAATGACGATGGGGACTTTGTTTATGACGCTGTCCTAAAGGTGGTTCTATGAACCAAACAATGAT